CTAATATTGTTGGGATCCATAATTCTTTCAGCCATTACTTTACCACCTTCATAATACACCCTTGTTTCCACGAACGGGCTAACGGAACAACCTGACGGTCATAGTTTTTACACCATTCAACTAAAGCTTTCCATTCTCCTTCTTCCCATTTAGGGTAGGGAGATATAGGTGAGGGTAACAAATCATCAAATCGTATTAATGTGCTCTCTACAATTTGATTATTAAGGAGTTCAAGCACAGTTTTTGTAGATTTATATAGATCACAGTCAATATTCATAAACGATATGTGTCGTTTGTGGTCTTGTTTCCATACAGGAATGGTATCTTCAAACCAACCCTCGTGTAAAACTACGTTTGGTACCACTTTTGGTAGCTCTGACACAGCAAAATGTCCCTTCTCTATAACTTTATGCCCCATAAACCACTGTTCAGGTAGTCCTTCAAAGCTATCAAAACCATGAAACGTAATATTTTTGTTAAGACTAGCTAAATAATTTATAGATTTACCCTCATACACCCCAAATTCTACATAATGTCCCTTCGGATGGAGAATATTCTGCATACAAAACTGATATTCCATCAATCGGTTATCTAATAAGACCATAGGTGTGTATAAAAACTCTTCTGTTTGCATATTTGTGATAATAAACAATGACTTGCCAACTGTCAACAAACAAAGTATATTAGATATACTGGTAGAATCTACCTTATACGTCTAAAGTTATAAGGAATAAGGCCTTGTAAATGTTAATTGTCTCCTACGGCTAAGTGATCCCAGTGTAAGTAGGGAGGGGTCGATAGCCCCTCTCTAATTTAAGAAGCACGAGGGTTATATGGATGTTTTAAAAGAACGTAAGAAAAAAATAAAAGATATTTTAACTCCACACATTCTGTATGGTAAGTTATCAGAAGAACAGATTGTTGAAATGATTCGTATTGAGAGTGCTGATTACAAAAACAAGTCAGCCGGTAAGATGGGAGAACTAAGATCAGAGATTGAACGAAGAAGATTACTACGATTACGAAGATTAAACCCTGATGAGTTTGATAGGAGGATAGACAAAATGCTAGAAAGACCATCAAAAGATGTAAATGAAAAAAGAACACGACTACCACGAGGGCTAACACCCATGCAGGAAAAGTTTTGTATGGAGTATGCAGCCACTGGTGATGAATTAGCTTCGTATAAGAAAGCTGGATTCAAAGAAGCCAAAGATGATCCCAACACACGAATCCGGGCTCGTCAACTTTTTAAGAACGAGAAGATTCAGGCAAGGATTGATGAGTATCAAAAGGAGGCCATCCGTAAAATATCGTGGACAAAAGAAAAAGTCCTTGAGAAAATAGGAGAGGTCTATTCTAATTCTATAAATGACGGAGACTTTACAAATGCAAACAGAGCTATGGAGAATATAGCTAAGCATCTTGGTATGTTTATTGATCTATCAAAAGTAGAACAAACAGTAAAAACAACCGGGTTTGAATCAGGAGACAAAAAGGCTGACATAAAAAAATTAGCTGACCTTGCTGGATTTAAGTTGATTGATGGTGGAGTTAGTGGTAAAAAAGTAGCCGATAAAGATGGAACAACAGGAAATAAGTGACGAACAACTTGACCAGCTCAGGCATTATGCTTATGAGAATATACGTCAAGACTTTCTCAGCTTTGTAAAAGGCTTTGCACCAAAGCTCGTAGCTGACTTTAAAATGGGTCGACATATTGAAGTTATCAGTGAGAAACTACAAAAGGTTGAAAACGGTGATATCAAACGTCTGATGGTGTTCTTACCACCTCGTTCATCAAAGTCTCTTGTGTGTTCTAAATTATTTCCAGCCTGGTATCTAGGCCGTCACCCCAATCATGAAATCCTATCGGTATCTCACAGTGATCAACTTGCTTCTGACTTTGGTCGTGGGGTAAGGGATCTGGTTAGTGACCCAACGTATCAAGATGTATTCGATATTAAATTACGTTCGGATGTCCGTGCTGCGGGTAAATGGCAGACCAACCGTAACGGTGTCTATGTGGCTGCCGGTGTTCGTACACAGATAGCTGGTCGTGGTGCACACGTGGCTCTCCTTGATGATGTGATGTCAGAGGAAGATGCTTTTAGTGAAGCTGGTCGTCGATATATTAAAGAGTGGTATCCTGCCGGTTTACGAACCCGACTAATGCCTAACGGTTCTATCGTTATTATTAATACACGATACCACGAAGATGATTTATGTGGATGGTTATTATCATCAGAAGCTAATGATAGTAGTTCAGCTATATCTGATTATTGGGATGTGGTAAATATACCGGCATGGGTTGATGAAAAAAGTAGTAAGTTATTAAAAATACCTGTCGGTGAATCATACTTTCCCGAATGGAAACCAAAAGAGATTCTTAAAAAAGATGAGATGGAGATTCGTAGACACAACGGTTCACGATATTGGGAATCACTTTACATGCAGAACCCTGTTCCTGATGAAGGTGGTATTCTTAAAAAGTCATGGTTTCAAATGTGGGAATACGAAGATCCACCTCAATGTGATTTCGTAATACAAACTATGGATACAGCTTTTTCAACACGAACAACAGCTGACTATAGTGTTATACAAACCTGGGGTATCTTTACACAGGTAGAGGCTGACAGTTCCGGAGCTGAACATGATGTTGGTCATTTAATTTTATTAGGTAACACACGAGGACGATTTGAATATCCGGAGTTACGACAGAATGCTCAAGATGCATTTGATGAACACGAACCAGATGTTATCATTATTGAGAAGAAAGCTAGTGGTCAATCATTAATACAAGATTTACGACGAGCTGGATTACCGATCATGGAATATACTCCTGATCGGGACAAGGTAGCCAGAGCTTATGCTGCTTCACCTTTGATTGAATCAGGACGAGTATGGTTACCGAAACGGCCGTGGGCACAAACATTGTTTGACGAAGCCATCACTTTTCCAAACGGAGCACATGATGACCAAGTTGATTCAATGGTCATGGCTATACATTATATGAAAGATTCTTGGCACTTGCAACATCCCCATGATCCGTATTATAGTGATAATGACAATACTTATAAAAAAAATAAGGCAACCTACTGGAAGGTATCTAATTAATTATGGCAATCGAAAAAAATCCAAACGACATTTCAACACCTTTAGATAAAGCTAAAGAAAAGGTTCAAGCCGGTGGGGCTGAACTTGGTATTAACGTAGATATAAAAGAAGAACAAGACGAGGACTTAGCTGTCAATGTAGACCCGATAACGGGTGAAGTTGAGATGGACTTAAACGAAGATAGTGGTAAAGTATTAGCCTCTATCAGTGAAGACTTTTATACAAACCTTGCTGACTTGATGGAAGAAGATCAGCTTGAAGAAATATCAAATACAGTTTTTGACAACTATCAATCGGATAAAGATTCACGAGAAGAGTGGGAGCAAACCTTTGAACGTGGCTTTGATTTACTCGGACTAAAACTAGAAGAAACAACAGAACCATTTGATGGTGCCTGTACAGCAACTCACCCTTTAATTATTGAGAATGCTGTGAAGTTTCAATCAAAAGCATCACAAGAATTATTTCCTAGTAAAGGTCCCGTAAAAACACAAGTCGTAGGTGCTGTTACACCGGACAAAGAAAAACAAGCACAACGTGTAAAAGATTTTATGAACTATCAACTCACAGAGGAGATGCCAGAATACTTCGATGAGTTTGAGAAAATGTTATTTCATCTACCGTTAATTGGTACGGCTGTTAAAAAAGTTTATTATGATGAAACATTAGGGCGACCAATATCAGAGTTCATACCTATAGACCAGTTCCATGTATCTAATCTCGTTTCTGATCTTAGACGTGCCGATAGATACACTCACGTTATTTATCGTAGTGAAAATGATTTACGAAAAGATATGGATGCCGGTATGTATAGTGAGATTGATCTTGGTGATCCCGAACAAACCAACAGAGGATCAATTACATCTAAAGCAGAACAAATTATGGGACTATCGGCATACGATGAAAACCCATACGACCCAAGTTATCAACTCCTTGAACAACATCTGTATTTAGATTTACCAGAACCCTTCAACAGTCCTACTGGTGTAGCTTATCCATACATCGTTACGGTTGATAAAAGTTCAAAGAAGGTTTTAAGTATTCGTCGTAACTGGAATGATGGTGATCCACGTTTTGTAAAAAGAGAACATTTTGTTAGTTACAAGTTTGTACCGGGTTTTGGTTTTTATGGTTTAGGTTTAATACATTTCCTTGGTAATCTAACAATGTCAGCTACAGCTGCAATGAGAGCTTTGATTGATGCCGGTCAGTTTTCTAATTTACCGGGTGGATTTAAAGCTAGAGGTGTTAGAGTTGTAGGCGATAATTCTCCGATAATGCCGGGGGAGTTTCGTGATGTTGAGTCAACGGGTTTAGACTTGGGCAAGTCCATAGTTCCTCTTCCGTATAAAGAACCATCTCAGACTCTCTATCAGATGTTAGGCT